TGACTACGGTGACGTAGAAATTGCCTCTGCTGTCGGATGGGAGGCATTCAAGAAAGTATCCGACAACATTATGATTTTGTTGGATAGGACTGGACTTCTTCACGGATACTCTCAGAACTGGTGGTCAGATATGGTCACCATGGATCACGAGTTTATTGAAGAGTGGCTGCAATCGCCCCAGACATCCCTTTACTACAGCCTGCAAGTGATGGGCGACGTACAGGATAAGTCAAGCGCGTATGCAGCTTTGAATGAAACTGATGTCAACGATTACTTGGAGGATCTTTTAAAAGAACCTGAATGTGATTGTCAAGAATGAACCCTTATCAGAAACTACTAAACAGAAAAAGAAAATGGACACCAGTACAGGTGAGTGCTGGTACATGCAAAGAAGGCGCGGAGGCCACGATTCACCGTGCACTTGCCTTGAGACATATGGAACTACCTGTGGGAGATTTTATCCGTGACGCGTTGGCTACCGAAGTACCAGAGGCGGCGCGTAGCCTCCTTCAATCCAATATCAAAGACGAGGAAAATCACGACGTCGCACTTGGTTACATTGCCAATGCTTACGGTGTTGATGAAAAGGCTGAGGCTGAAGCGCTTCGGTTACGTGAGGCTTGGATGGCACATCCTGATCACACGATTACCAAAGCGATGGTTGCCGAGCGTGCGATTTTCTTCGTTCTTCTACCATTCTTCCGCGCTACTGGTGACGCTGGAATGAGAACAACATCCGCAGATATAAGTAGAGATTGAATTGTTGGTTTCTACTATAAAAAACTAGGTGAATTGCTGGAACTCCTCCTAATATGGACAATCAGCAGCCAAGCCAGCCTACAAGCTGGAAGGTTCAACGACTAACTCCCGAGTGGAAACACAGTAATGGAGACACGAGTGCCTAGCACCTTTTGGTGAAGATATAGTCTGACCTGCATCAATGGTAAAGATGTAGAAGTAAAGGATAAAGAGCCTTTACGATAACACTTGGAACAAATTCATGTTGCTACCAATAGTCTTGTTTGTCGGGAGCTGGGGCTTGATATCTCTCCTAGTCTTGATAAGCTCCGCCTGGCCACGATTAACTGGGTGATGCAACCACTTAAGGTTGGTGCATCCGATAAATATTTGGATAAAAAATTTTGGCTAGATTCTAGTGACAAGCTGATGTATCAAGGCAAAGCACCAGAACTTTCTTTTACGAAGGCAGCAAGAATGCCTTCTTTCTTCGAGCACAGCAATGTCAACCTCCCCCAATATGCTTGAGGTCTATGGGATGCAATCCCGTGGACTAATTCATGCACTAGAAGAATCCTTTCCACCCACTAACCCTACACCTGATGATTCAATGCAAAAAGTTATGTACCGCTCTGGTCAACGTAGTGTTGTTGAGTGGGTGATTAAATATATGGAGGAATCCAATGGCTAAAAAGAATAAAAAAGCCAAAGCAAAAAAACAGTTTAAACAATCAGTTAGAGCTGCTTTGACTGATGATAGTCAAAGGAAGAAAAGGGTCTCGCGTAGCGAAATTAAAAAGTCTGTTAAGAAGGCAAGGCGGCTAGGAGTTGGCGATAAATTCTTAAGACGTAATGCTGAAAAACTTGTCGAAGCAACAGGTAAAAAGGGTGCAAAGCTTCGTAGCGGAGCACGGAAACTATTAGGTATTAAAAACGATAGGCCTAAACCTAAACCAGATAAAGATCCGTTTGAGGCTGAAACAATTGATTATAAACCCCGTCCAAACGCCTTAAAAAAATGGAAGCCTGGAAAGATTGAACAAAGCGTTAAACAGAGGTGGAATGAAATTAAATCTAAATACAAAGGTCCTCAACGTCTAACAATTAAACATAATGCTACTGGTCTTATGAAAAAATACGGCAAAGAGGACGGTGGATTTGATCGTAAAAAGTTTCTTAGTGATACTAAAACATCTGCGTTTGAACGCTACAAAGCTCTAGGTGGAATCAGAGATAAAAAGAGAGTGTTGAGTCAAAATCCACCTAAACCTAAATTTGATAAAATTCCAGGCGAATATTCTGAAAGTCTAAACGCTGTCCGATCAAGCCTTTCCGGCATTCAAAAGCGGGGTGGTCCAGAACTTGCTAAGAAAGTAGGCAAACAATTGTCAGGCCAATACACACCTAAATCTGACTACGGAAGTCGTGGTCTAGATCTTATTGGTCCTAGCAATTCTCCAGGTTCTGCACCAAGCCGAAAGCGCCGCAAACAAAGCATGGGACTAAGAACACACGCACGTATTAATAGGTAATGTCAGCACAACAACGCTACGAAGCTCTCAGTTCTGACCGTAACCAGTTTCTACAAACCGCAATCGATGCTTCTAAACTAACCTTGCCATATTTAATCAAACAGGATGAGGACAATGGTTCTCATAAAGTGTTGGTTAATCCGTATCAAAGTGTAGGAAGTAAGGGGGTTGTGACACTTGCATCTAAATTGATGCTTGCGTTGCTACCTCCACAAACTAGCTTCTTCAAACTACAACTTGATGAGACTGCATTTTTGAATGAAGAGATTGAACCACAAGTTCGTTCTGAACTTGACCTTTCATTCTCTAAAATTGAACGCACAATGATGGAAGCTATTGCAGCTTCTGATGATCGTGTTGTTGTTCATCAAGCACTCAAACACTTAGTTGTAGCTGGTAATGCTTTGATCTTCATGGCAAAGGATAAGTTAAAGTTATATCCTTTAAATCGGTATGTTGTAGATAGAGATGGTCTCGGTAATGTAATTGAGATTGTAACTAAAGAACGTATCAACAAAAAAATTATTGAGGCTCTTGTTCCAGATTTAAAAAGTATCTACGATAAGCATGATGAGACTTACGCAGGTACAGGACAGAACAATCAATGTGATGTCTACACCCACATTAAACGTGACAACAATAGGTTTATCTGGCACCAAGAGGTCTATGGAAAGATCATTCCTAAGTCACAAGGTAAGGCACCTATTGACACAAACCCTTGGTTAGCACTTAGATTTAATACCGTAGACAATGAAGCCTACGGAAGGGGAAGAGTCGAAGAGTTCATTGGTGATCTCAAATCACTAGACGCTTTGTCTCAGGCCATCATTGAAGGGTCTGCAGCAGCCGCTAAGGTTGTATTTACTGTCGCACCTTCTAGCACTACTAAACCTAGTACTCTTGCTAAGGCTGGTAATGGTGCAATCGTTAGTGGCCGACCAGATGATATTGGGGTCATTACTGTAGGCAAGCAAGGGGATTTTGGTACTGCTTACCAAATGATTCAAACCATTGAAAAGCGTCTAGCCGAAGCATTCCTAATTCTCCAAGTAAGAAACAGTGAGCGCACCACAGCCGAAGAGGTGCGGATGACTCAGATGGAGTTGGAACAACAACTCGGAGGGTTATTCAGCCTTCTTACTGTTGACTTCCTTGTACCTTATCTGAATCGTAAACTCAGTATCTTCCAACGCAATGGTGACATTCCACGTCTTCCCTCTAAGCTTGTTAAACCAACCATTGTTGCTGGTGTCAATGCTTTAGGTCGGGGTCAAGACCGTGAAAGTCTCAACATGTTTATGCAGACCATTGCACAAACAATGGGTCCTGAAGCTATTTCTAAATACATCAACCCTGAAGAAGTAATCAAACGACTAGCGGCTAGTCAAGGTATTGATGTACTTAATCTTGTCCGAGGAATGGAAGAAGTCGAACAAGGTAATGAACAAGCTATGGATCAACAGAAAGATCTAGAGCTTACCAAGCAAGCTAGTAAGTTTGCACAACTGGAGGGACAAGAGGATCAAGCTTCGAGTGAAGCACCTGAACTCCCAATGCAACCACAACAACAACCTGAATATTAAACACCCATGTCTGAAACTCTTACATTTGACAACACCGCTCCTGAACAATCTGAACTTAATGCTGATGAGCAAGAATCTCTCGCCATTGGCGAAGGGATGGCTCAAGAGCAAGAGACACTTCTAGCTGGTAAATACAATTCTACTGAAGACTTAGAGAAAGCATACCTTGAGTTGCAATCTAAACTCGGTGAACCTGATGAAACAGAATATGAACCTAATGAAGAGTTCTCTGATCAAGAAGAAGAAGCTACAGAGGATGATGAGTATGTCAATGAAGGGCTTGATGATGAAGACGTAGAAGCACTCCAGGATATGGCAGGTGGTCAAGAACAATACGGTCAACTATTAGAGTGGGCATCAGATAACTTCAGTGAAGAAGAAATTGAGTTATACGATGCTGTTATGGATCAAGGTGATCCTGCTGCATGTTTCTTTGCTGTACAAACTTTGATGGCACGCTATGCAGATTCACAAGGTTATGAAGGTGAACTTCTTACTGGTAAGGGTGCACCTTCTGAGACCAAAGGATTCCGTAGTCAAGCTGAACTTGTAGCAGCTATGGCTGACCCACGTTATGACACTGACCCTGCATATCGCCAGGATGTAATCAACACCCTAGACAACTCTGACATTGATTTCTAATGGCTAAGAAAAAGATCAATAAAGCCTTGCTTATTCAAGGTATTGGACAAATCGGTATGGCCTTTGCTGAAGGTTACAAGACAAACAAACTAGGTTCTGAAGGTGGTGGTAAAGGTGCGGAGCCGAGACTTCGTTCTGAAAAACAACCATCTTATAAACCCAAAAAAATTAAAGGTCTTTACGACCAATACAAACCCTTCGGATCATGAATATTGTTAATGCATTTAAGTCTAATTTTAAAAAGCATCTAGATAAACCAACTAACAAATCACCTGTATCAAAATGGCGCCGTCGCAATCAGGCGACTGCTGAAGCTATTAGAAAAATGCGTGGTGGTAAGTGATGGCACAACAATCTGATGTACTTCAGGCTTATCTAACTCGTTTTGAGCCAGAGCCTGAAAAGAAAGAAGAAGAAGAAACTCCCGAAGAGGAAGAGGAGTAAACGTGTGGGAGGCACCTCAGAGTCGGACCTCCCATGCATTGGCAATGGCCCGTACGCGGATACCCTTTGCCGTCTAGACGGTGGGAATAGACCACAAAAATTTTCTAAGATCTTAGTCCTGACTATATTTAATTACCTAATAAAATGGCACAACAAAATTCTACGCTGACCACGAGCCTTACACGGCCGGGTCAGGCTAATAGCACGGGAGACGCCCGCGCTCTCTACTTGAAGTTGTTTAGTGGAGAGATGTTTAAAGGCTTCCAGAATAACACGATCGCTCGTGATTTGATCATGAAGCGTACACTTAAGAACGGAAAATCTTTACAATTTATCTACACGGGCCGTACCAAAAGTGAGTTCCATACGCCTGGAAATAGCATTTTGGGCAACTCTGATGGTGCACCTCCAGTGGCAGAGAAGACCATCACTGTTGATGACCTGCTGATCAGTTCAGCCTTCGTTTACAACCTTGATGAAGTACTTTCGCACTACGATCTGAGGTCGGAGATAAGCCGAAAAATCGGCTACGCTCTTGCCGAAAAATATGACCGCCTCGCATTCCGTGCAGTAGCACGTGGTGCACGTCAGGCATCTCCTATCACCAAGACTGGCTTCGTTGAGCCCGGTGGTACTCAGATCCGTGTTGGTTCTACCACTAACGATTCTGATGCTTACTCTTCCTCCGCATTGGTCTCTGCGTTCTACGACGCAGCCGCTGCTTTGGATGAGAAGGGGGTTAGTAGTGACTCCAGGGTCGGGGTCCTAAACCCCCGGCAATATTATGAATTGATCCAAGCTGTTGGAAGCAATGGTTTGGTCAACCGCGACTCTCAAGGAACCGCGCTGCAAGGCGCTAACGGCATTGTTGAGATCGCTGGTATCAAGATCTACAAGTCGATGAACATCCCGTTCCTCGGCAAGTACGGCACTGCCTATGGCGGCACCACTGGTGTCACCTCTCCAACCAACGTTGGTTCCTTTGTCGGTGAGACCATGGAAGACGCTTCCGGCGCTTCTACTGGCATCAACAACGACTACGGTACTGCTGCTGAGGTTGGCGCTAAGTCCTGCGGTCTGATCTTCCAGAAGGAAGCAGCCGGTATGGTCGAAGCCATCGGTCCACAGGTTCAAGTAACCAGTGGAGATGTGAGTGTGGTTTACCAGGGTGACGTGATGCTCGGGCGTTTGGCCTGTGGGGCGGACTACCTGAACCCTGCAGCTTCTGTTGAGCTGTATGTGGGTGCTTCTGCTCCTTCTGCATTCTGATTTTTCTTATACACAAGGGATCCTTCGGGGTCCCTTTTTTTTATTCTTACGAGTCTCTTTTATGGCTATTCCTAGTTCTCCTACAACCGATCAACTAACTGCAGTAAATGAGATTCTCATGTCTGTAGGCCAAGCTCCTGTCACTAGACTTGAAAACACCAACCCGGACGTTGCGCTTGCTTTTGATACGCTGACCAATGTGTCACGCGAAGTGCAGGCTGAAGGCTGGACATACAATAAAGAATATCATTTAGATTCTTTTGTACCTGATTCAACAACAAAAGAAATTACTATTCCAAATGATGTATTACAGGTAGACCTGTCTAATCATCATGCAAATAAAGACAAGGATGCAGTACAACGTAAAGGTAAACTTTATGACCGTCAAAACCACACTTACCAATGGACAGAGACACCAACTGTCGATGTCGTTTACTTCTTTGATTGGGATGATCTACCAAAACCAATCCGTGATTATATTGTTGCTCGTACTGCTACTGTCTTTTCTAGTCGTGTAGTAGGTGATCCAACTCAATATCAATTACTTAAGGAGAAAGAGGATTACAACCGTGCGTTGGCTATGGAGTATGAATGTAATCAAGGTGATTACTCTTACTTTGGCGCACCTGAAGGTGGTGACTTCTATATCAGCTACGAACCTTACAAAGCACTTTATCGTTACTAATGCCAAACATCACTCAACAAATTCCAAACTTTCTGGGTGGTGTCTCTACTCAGCCTGATGATCAAAAACTAGTCAATCAAGTTACTGAAATTATCAACGGGTATCCTGACCCTACTTTTGGTCTGATTAAGCGTCCTGGTTTTAATTGGATTGCTAACCTTGGTTCCGCTTCTACTTATGCTGCAGGACATTGGTTTTATTATAGATACTCTAGCACTGAAGCTTATGTAGGTGTTATTAAATCCCAAACCATTAAGCTATGGAATACTGATGGTACTGCAGCAAATATTACTAATGGTACTAGTCAGGCATATCTAAATAATGGTCATAATGATTTCCACGTTATTTCAAGACAGGATCAAATCATTATTGCTAATAAAACCATTACTACTGCAATGAGCTCTTCGACTGTTAGTGGGTCCGTTGCTGGTACTGTTGCAAGCTTAACTAATCTACCTGCTGCTGCATCAAATACAAATGCAATATACAAAGTATCTAATACTGCAGCTACTGCAGATGATTTCTATGTGAAGTCTGACGGTACTACCTGGAATGAAACAGTCAAGCCAGGTATTGCATTAGGTTTAGATAACACTACGATGCCACATAAGCTGGTTAGATCATCAGCCAATACATTCACCTTTAGTGCTATTACATACGACCACCGTGTTGTTGGTGATGTTGAAACTAATCCTGATCCAGGTTTTATTGGCAAAAAAATTAACTACACATTCTTTGCTAGTAATCGTCTTGGGTTCCTTGCTGGTGACACTGTCATTCTTAGTCAACCAGCTAAAGGTGAAAACTTCTTTAACTTCTTTATTAACTCAGCACAGGTTCAGACAGATGCTGATCCTATTGATTTGAAGTGTGGTGGTACTAAACCAGTTACCTTGACTGCTGCTGTACCTGTAACGCAAGGTGTTGTTCTATTTAGTCAGCAACAACAGTTCATGCTGTTTTCTGATACAGCTGTCCTTACGCCGAGTCTTGCTGTTATTAAATCTATTTCTAACTATGAAGTAGATCCCGTTGTACCTCCTGTTGAAAGTGGTACGACTATTACTTTCATCAATAAAACAACAGACTACTGTCGCGTCTTCGGTATGGCGACACAAGGTCAAGATTCAAGCCCACTGTTTATTGACATCGGTAAGACTGTTACACAGTATATTCCACAAACAGTATCATCAATGTTTGCTGATACTCAGAACTCTTTCATTGGTCTTTACGGACAAGCAAGCTCAAAGATTTACTTTTATCGTTCATACACTGAAGGACAAGAGAACATTATGCGTGCTTGGTATAGCTGGGATATGCCTGGCAATGTGCAATTCTTTGTGACCGATACTGACTCTGTTATTTCAGTCATTAAGGGTGACAATCAAATGACACTTGTTACCTCTCAACTTAATGCGTTACCTACTAGTACTACAACTGTTAGTGGTAATGCATCATTTGATTTTATGGTAGCACCGACTAGTAAGACTTATGATGCTGTCACGCAACAAACTAAGTTGTTTGTTCCATTTGAATTGATTTCTAATCTGACACCTATTTGTGTTCAGGATGCTACTTCTGGCTCTAATGAATCTGGCTTATTTTTGACACCTACAACTAGTAGTACTGGTGGCAATCATTTTGTCTTGACTGGTAAAGATTATACTTCTGTTAATTGGAAGGTTGGATACAAGCTTGATTTTGATGTAAAGCTGCCTAAGATTTTTGTACGCAACCAAGATAGTGTTGATTACACAAGTTACCTAACAGTTAACCGGATGAAATTTTCTATTGGATTGTCAGGTGATGTTGAATTTAAAATCACACCTCGTGAACAATCTGAATTTTCTATAACTGGTAATGTATTCAATACTGGCTATTCACTGTTAA